TAGAGATGATGCGTATCCAATGGCATCAATCTTGACTCCACCATCTCCTTGGATGAATTTCCGTTCGAGTTCCCACTGTTCCGCTTCACGAGCTGCAATAGCTTTTTGCTCGGTTTGAGCCATGGACTCCGTAAAGTACTGGACAGCCATGGCTAGGGCATCTAAGCGGTCATCATGACGAATCGAGTTCTTCTCCTTAGTAATCCTGGTGAGTTGAAAGAAGAGCTGGTATTGACTACGAGTTTCGCTTGGGTAGCTTTCAGTAGAGGCAAGGTCATTCAGGATTACGTCTGTGTCAACCATGAGCCGGTGTTGGTTAATGACAGGCTCAAGGGTGTCAATAATCCTGAGTTCCTTTTGTTTTGTGTGTCGGACCTCTTCAACAGTGCAGGGGTAAATCGTTCCGAGGTATCGCTTGAGAAGCTCCGAGAACATCCCGAGGCCGAGGTTACTTTCGACCAATATCTCCTTGACCTTGTACTCCTTAGCGATAAGCGCGAGCTTTTTAAGGTTTGGCTCGCTATAACCGCCCCTAAGACCACCGCTAGCGAGGAGGAAAAGGTTACCGTTCAAGTATGCAACTACTGCGTAACCGAGCTCGTCACTGCCTCGTCCACTGGGGTCAACAGCCATGACAACCCCGGTGTACTCAAGAAACTCATCTCCAATTTGGGCCGGTTTGTAAAACAAGTCTCCATGTAGTCCTACAGAGGGAAGATCAAGGGCTTTATCACCGTTAGCACTCCACACAACTTTGTTAGGACCTTGTTCACGATTAAGACGGAACACACAAAGGTCTCGAAGTTTGAGAGGAAACTTTTCCTCATCACTTAACGAGATATCAAGCAGGAACTGGAGGTTGAACGTTGAACGACCAATAGAAAGCTGTCTGGCTTCTAGTTCTTCCCAATCAAAACGTTTGGGATCTACAGGAAAGCCAGCAAGATCAGGATCATCAGTTAGATCTGCTTTGATCTTTGGAGCTAGTCGATCACCGTAATAATCCTTGAATTTCTTATTAGTGGGGTACAACGCAGGCCAGATCCTGACTTCATAGCCAGAGGTTTCAAGCTTTGCGTAAACACTGTCTTGGGTGTGAGGAGTACCAAGAAACACGATCTCTCCACCCGGCTTGATCACCGAGTCAAACTCTTTGATTGATTCCCGAAGCTTGTCTCGAATGAGTTGGGTTTCACACGACTGGGGTGTTTCAACGTCATCAGCCACGATGAGATCAGCACGGGAACCAGTGATTTGACCAAAGATTCCACTGGATCGTACTGAGGGCGACTGATCAGGTTTGGCTCCGTAAACGTCAAAAGCAACTTTGGAAAACCGTTGGGTGTCGCTTGGAAAGAGATCTTTAACCATGAACCAATTTCGGAGAAGGTCATGGCAGAAAACACTGAACGCATCTGCACGGTCTTGAGCTGCAGAAATCACCAACACCTTACAGTCAGGATCTCGACGTAACCTCCACAGCACATAACCAGCCGTCAGGAACGACTTACCGCAGCCCCTGTACGCCATGATGATGCGCCGACTAGGACCTGCTTGTAGGTAGTCAGCTACTTGATATTGAACCGGAGTGGGACTAGGTAGACGGAGGTAGTGCCAAAGGTGGGTAGCAAAAACAGGAAACGACGCTACAGCTTCCTGGATAATTTGCTCAGTCTGCTTTGAAGTCCTTGGCATTAGAAGCCCACTTGAATACTTGACTCAAGTTATTCTGCAGGATCATATTCATCTTGATGAACTCATAAAGCATCTTTTCTAGATCGTCTCTACTGGCGTTTGGGATATCTCGTCGCATCCGTTCTGCTCGTAGCTCCTGTTCTATGGAGAGATTGAGATTGGGCATAGGTGGTAATTCATCCATTGTTCAATTTGTGTAGCTCGCTCCTCACAATAGTCAGGGGTACCTTGAAACCACGTTTTCCAATGAAAACTTCCCTTTTCGTGGTTACAACGCTTACAAGCTGGCACGATATTGGTTGCTAAATCCTCACCACCTTTAGTTTTGGGGTGAACGTGATCAAGAGTTAGATCGCTGCTTTTAACTCCGCAATACGCACATTTACACCCAAACGCTTCTTTAATTGATTGTCTCCATTGCTTTACTGCTTCTCGTCGCTGAAGGGCTTGGAGATTAGCCATAGCAGCCTCTGGCGTTAAATAGACAAAACCCCCAGCAGGCGATTGAATCACCATACCGGGGGCTTTGCTTGGTACATATAGGAAGTATTAGTTCCTAAGCACCAATATAGCTTCTAACTTTCTTGATATCGACTTCTGGCAAAGCAGAAATCATTTCAGAGATAGCGCTAACGTCACCACCGTTAAGGGCAGTAATACCTTGGTCTTTGAGGAACTTAATGGCGTTAGCAAGGTCAGAAGCTTTTACGTCTTCTCGATTCAACTGATCAATCAGTTTCGTAGCCACCAAACGGTGAAGAGAATACAGATCGTCTTCTGAAGCCAGACCTTCTGTCTTATTTAGAGACTTTTTTGGAGAAGCTGCCATAAATAACTCGGAACGCTTTCAACCCCAATTGTACGAGGCTGTTTTCTTTGAGTTTAGATACACCAACGAGTTCAGAGAGAACAAACGCCAGTGACCACAAGGCTGCTTGCACAGCGGGATCAGAGAGGTCCATAAGAATTATTTGGACGGGTTCTCAATCAAAATAGCCCAACCAGATCCAGGACCTTCCACTTCCCATCTTTTGTTCCAATTCTTTTGGCTATAAACCACCGCTTTACCACCGCTGTGATTGGTATAGCCTCCACGGACCATATCGGCTTCACCATTAGGGTCGTGATGTATCCAAGCACCAGGAATGTACCCAATAACAACAGAGTAGTGTCCGCCACCGCTAGGAGCCCCTACAGGGCCTTTGTGTAGCCAACCGACTACAACAGGCTTACCAGCGTCTAACTCGCCTCTGAGGAGCTCTGGGGTGCCGTTCTGAACAAATTTAGCGCGTAGTCCAAGGTATTCGAGAGCATCTAGCTGTGCTTGAGCGTTAGTTGAGTCTCCAAAGCGCCTTCTGATCCGGTTGTATTCGTCATCGTTCTTTACCTTTTTGTAGAAACGAGCAACCATGGCACAACTAGAACTAAAGCACTCTCTCCAGCCAGTACCGCTTTCGTTATCTAGTTGATATTCATACGGAACGTTCAAACAAATTCCGTGACCATTATTAGCAATAGTGTTCTTTGGTCCTGATCGCCACAAATCAGAAAACTTTGCCAAGATCCCTTCAGGAATGTGATCCTGTAAAAAATCCAAAGCAAAGTTTTGATGTTCTTGATTGTTGTAGTACTTAGCTACATCACGAAGAGAGATGTCGGCCATTGAGAAGAATCCGGTCGAGTTTCTCGTCGATGTGTTGAATCTGTTTATCAATTCTGTCCATCATCGGCATGAGCTCGTCCTTTCTAACAAACTCTTTGTGAATCGTCATCTCTACAGAGTCGATCCTTCTGTCAAGTTCACTGTGTCGTTTATGAGACCAAGCAACAGCACCTCCAGCGACGCTAGAAACACCAAGGAAAAGTGAAAGAAGGAACGACGGGTCCATTACGCTTTACCGCCAAATCCTTGCTTCATCCGATAAGCCAACTTCACGTCAATAGAACCTTGACGGTATGGGTGACCAGGAGGAAGACGCTTTGTTTCGCCTGTTTGAGGCAACGTAGGACCGGTGCCAGAGGGTTTTTTGGGGGTTTTAGGGATTTCAAATGAAGGCATGGTTATTTACCTTTGGGGACGCAGTTAGGGACAGGCTTACCGCCTTTGTTCTTCATACCAACCATTTCGTAGCCCTTCCAACAAGGACCCTTTTTCTTGTCAGCCATTGTTATTCCCCTTTCATTTTGGTGTTGTAAGTACGACCACGCCAATTAAATGACTTTTCACCAGCTTTACGGGCCTCAGCAAACGCTTGGTCAAACGACTCAGCACGAGTCATCCCTTCTTGAGGGTTAGGGACGTTTTGAGACGGTTTGTAATCTCCACGCTGTCGAGCTGCACTCAAAGTACCAGCAGCCGTAAGACGGGGCTTACTAACTTCATACGCTGCAGCAGCCGGACCAAAGCGCCTCAAAGCACCCATCACATTACCAAAGATGCTCAACTCAGAGGGTCGCTGAGGACTCCTAGCAGCTCCTGAGGTGGTCACAGTGCCAGGCATATTGGCCCGAGGCAACCGAGCGGTTTGCATAGGACGCTCCTTTCCGCTAGGGGTAGGAATGTTGCGACCTCGTTGAGTGGCTCCTTGACCTTCAGGAGCGTAGCGACCCGCATTAGATCGGGTTTGGCCTCCGCGTTTAATGGGCATAGTCCTTACTTGGTTTTATAACCTTTACTCATTTTGCCTCCTTTTTGGATTTGAGGCTTACCAGCAGCTTTTGCTTCTTTAGACCACCGCTTAGCGATCTCAGGATGTTTAGCGTACATATAACGCATTTGCTTTTCGGAGCTAAAAGGCATGGGCTTAAAAGAGTTCTTTTACCAGCTTATTAAATACTTCTTTGAATGGATTATTAACGAATGGAGAGATGCAAAAACAACAGCAAATTTAAATCAAGAAATACGCAAATACCACAAAGCGGCTGAAGAGTTAGACCCACAGCCGCAAGCAGAATTTAAAGAAAATGGCGTTTTTGGAGAGCCCGGTTGGTATATCGA